TGTCGAGATGCGAGCCACCTACCCGGCAGGGGTCACCTTGGAGGTTCTGGCATGAGCACCGGCTATCCCGTAAACCTGACGACCCTGATTACGGGCGAAAACCAGTCGCTCGGCGCACTTGAAGTCATCGATGGTGTAGGCGATTACGAGACGGTTGCCGCCAGCCAGACTGACCAAGTGCTCGGCAGCACGGGCGCGGCGGGCGATTACCTTGGCAAGCTGATCTGTGTGGTGGCGACTGCCGCGACCGCGCAGACGCAAATCAAAGATGGCAGCGGCAGCGCCATCACCGTGCTGCCTAACAGCCCCGGCGGCGGCATCGGCACCTATGTGATTCCGGTCGGTGCTAAGTGTACTGGAGCCGGTTGGAAAGTGACGACTGGCGCGGGCGTGTCGGTTATCGCGGTGGGGGCGTTTACCTGATGGCGACCTTCTACATTGACCCGACGGTGTCAGGGACGGGCACGGGCACGTTCGGCGATCCGTATAAATCGTGGGCGTCTATCGCGTTTTTTGCTGCCGGCAACACCTATTTGCAGAAAGCCGGGACGACTTTTTTTGGCACCATCACGGTCAATGTGGGCGGGTCGTCTGAAGCGACACGGGTAATCGTTGGGTCTTATGACCCGGTGACTGGCGCGGCCACGACTAATAAAGCGTTTATTGACGCCAGCACTTCTGGAAACTTGCGCGGGCTGCGAGTAGCCGGGTCGGTCAATTTCGTGACCGTTCAAGATCTGGACATCGTTGGCGGCAACGGCGTCGGCATCAGAACCTGCATGGACGCAGGGTCGTCTGGGTCGAAGGCGAACAACCTCAAATGCCTGCGTCTGCGGCTTCATGATGTGCAGTCCAGCGGCGCCAATGTGTCCGGTGGTCTCAACTTCTACAGCGACGATGCGGTTGTTGAAGACTGCGAAATCTTCAACATTGGTGACGATGGCATCTATGGCGAAGGGCTGCGACCTCGCATCTGGCGCAATCGCATTTACGATGTGTCGCAGAGCAACAACGTCGCGGGCGATCCCATTCAGTTGAACGGCAACTGCTCCGGTTTTAGCGTTTGCTACAACGACCTCACGCAGCCGAAGTATCTCCAGCAGGTTTTCATTTGCAGCGGAGCGTCTCTTGGCAGCGGCGGATTGTTCGCTCACAACATCTGCCGTATGCCAACCGGCACCACGGGCAGCGGTTCTGTTAAGAACGTTTTCAACGACCAGCCGGGCGTTACGATTCAAGGCAACGTCATTATTGGAGGCGACCACGGCATCTGGCTTGATGGCACGACGCCAAACTGCCGAATAATTTCCAACGTCGTGATGCATGCTTGGCAAGGTATCGTCAGCAACGGCGGCACGAACGTCATTGCCAACAACACCGTGCTTTACTCAACCGATCAAGGCTTCCGCGTCTTTACCGGCGGCGGCACGCCGACCATCACTAATAACATCGCGGCCTATTGCGGTGTCGGCATCGCGGCCATCGGCACGATCACAAAGACGACGAACTGTTACTTCAGCAACACCACCAATTTCTTGTCGCTTGGCAGCGGCGGGTCGATAGAAGGGTCTGCGGTCACGCAAGATCCGCGAGTGCAATCTGACGGCGGCATCCCGGCATCATCTCCCGTCGCCACCGCAGGTACCTACGTCTCCGGCGTCACGCTCGCCAACGGTCGCTTGCGGCCCAACTTCACGCCGATTGGCGCTTACATGGCTGTGTTGCCCCGCACCGCTAGGGTATGAAGACATCGTTCCTCGGCTCCAGCTATGTGGCCCGCAGCGTGAACGCTGCGGACAACCGCATGGTGAACCTGTACCCAGAGATCCTCGCGGAAGGCGGCAAGGAGGCGGCGTTCCTGACCCGCGCTCCTGGCCTGCGTCTGGTGGCGACCGTGGGTACGGGGCCGATCCGAGGGATGCTGGCTTACGGCGGGTTCGGCTACGTCGTCAGCGGCGTGGAGTTGTACCGCATCGATCAGTACTACAACGTCACGCTGCTCGGCACGGTCAGCGGCTCGGGACCGGTCAGCATGGCCGACAACGGCGACCAGTTGTTTGTCGCTTGCGATCCCAAGAGCTATATCTACAACGCGACAACAGGCGTTTTTCAAGAGATCACCGACCCGGACTTTCCCGGCGCGAAGACGGTCTCGTTCCTCGACGGCTACTTCGTTTTCAGCCAGCCCGACTCGCAGAAGTTCTGGGTGACAAGTCTGCTCGACGGCACCTCGGTCGAGCCGCTGGACTTTGCCAGCGCCGAAGGCTCGCCTGATCGGCTGGTGTCGCTGATCGTGGACCACCGCGAGGTGTGGCTGTTCGGCACCTCGTCGGTCGAGGTCTGGTACAACGCCGGAGGCGTGGACTTCCCGCTGGAGCGCATCCAAGGGGCGTTCAACGAACTCGGTTGCGCTGCGGCGTACTCAGTCGCCAAGCTCGACAACGCGCTGTTCTGGCTGGGCGCGGACGCTCGCGGCAAGGGCATTGCCTACCGCAGTAACGGTTACACCGGCACGCGGGTCAGCACTCACGCGATTGAGTGGCAGATCCAGAGCTACAGCCGCATCGACGACGCCATCGGCTACACCTATCAGCAGGACGGGCATTCGTTCTATGTGCTGACGTTCCCGACGGCCAACGCTACTTGGGTGTTCGACGTGGCGACTGGGGCGTGGCATGAGCGGGCCAGTTGGATTACCAACCGGCTGGGGCGGCACCGCAGCAACTGCCAGATGGCGTACAACGGCGAAGTGCTGGTAGGCGACTACCAAAACGGCAAGGTCTACGCCTTCGACATGGACGTCCATTCGGACGCGGGCGAGATCCAGAAGTGGGTGCGGTCCTGGCGGGCGCTGCCGACCGGCCAGAACAACTTGAACCGTACCGCGCACCACGCGCTGCAACTCGACTGCGAGACGGGCGTCGGGCTGAACGGCAACGACGAGTTCGACTTCATCGACCTTGCGACTGAGGACAGTTCCGAGGTTTACGAATACCTCTTGCTGGAGAGCGGCGACACGCTGAGCGCCGAAGACGGCGCCCTGTTCTATACCGAGTATTACCCGGCGGCAGTTTCCACGCCGCTGGCGACCGAGTCGGACATCAACATCAACATCCTCGACTCGGTGGCTACGGTTGGGGCGCTGCCCCGCGTCATGCTGCGCTGGAGCGACGACGGCGGGCACACCTGGAGCAATGAGCATTGGCGAGAGATGGGCCGCATCGGCGAGCACAGCCACCGCGTCATTTGGCGGCGGCTGGGCATGACGCTCAAGCTGCGCGACCGCGTGTACGAGGTCAGCGGGACCGATCCGGTCAAGATCGCGCTGCTGGGCGCTGAACTGCAACTGAGTCCGACCAGTGGCTGAGGCTAACACGCAGATCCCGGCGGCGCGGGTGCCGCTGCTCGACGCCGCCACAGGGCTGATGGCGCGGGAGTGGTATCGCTTCTTCGTCAACCTTCAGACGGACGCGACGTCAGCGGATTCGGTCAACTTTGACAACGTTCGCCGGATCAACTTTGACAACACGCCCTCGCCGCCGGTCGTGTACTCCTCCGGCACGCTGGCGTGGGGCGGGACAGACGCGACGCTCGACCTCGGCATGAACTACGGCGTGGTCCAGCAGATCGGGCTGGAACTGTACGCTCGCGTCGAGAACCAGACCGGCAGCACAATCCCTCGCGGTACGGTCGTCGGCTTCGCGGGCGTGGGCACCGGCAACACGTTGGCCGTAGCGCCGTACCTAGCCAACGGCTCGCAGCCGTCGCTGTACATCCTCGGCGTTATGGCGCACGACCTGCCCGACAGTGGGCAGCAGGGCTATTGCACCGTCTGGGGCGCGATCCAAGGCATCGACACGACAGCGTTCAGCGCGGGCGACATCCTCTACCCCTCGACCACGGTGGCGGGCGCGTACACCAACGTCAAGCCCACGGCGCCAAACAACGTCATCCCGGTGGCGGCGGTGATGAGCGTCGGCACGAACGGCGTCATCTTCGTGCGTCCGACGATCCAGCAGCAGCAGTATTACGGCGTATTTAGCAAGACTTCGGATCAGTCGCCCGCTGCGATCAACACCGAATATCTGCTGACGTTCGACGCGGCGGAAATTTCCAACGGCGTCAGCATCGGCACCCCGGCGTCGCGCATCCAAGTTGTGACGTCCGGGCTGTACCAGTTCGCGGCTACAATACAACTGACTAGCGGCAGCGCGAGCGCCAAAACAGTGTGGGTGTGGTTCAAGAAAAACGGCGTTGCAGTGCCGGATACTGCCCGGCTAGTCACAGTCAACATCAACAACGGCTATACGCCACTGGCCCTCGTAGACACGCTGTCTTTGCAGGCGGGCGATTATGTCGAGTTGGCGTTCGCTGCTGACGATACCGCAGTGACGGTGGATAATATCGCAGCCACCGCATTCGCGCCCGCCGCGCCCGCCGTCGTGCTGACTGTGCAGCAGGCCCAACAGTAAGGATTGATATGGCAACTCTGGCCCCGCAGCCGAAACTCCAGTTCTTCGACAACAACGGCAACCCGTTGTCGGGCGGCAGGCTGTACACCTACGTCGCCGGAACGACCACGCCGCAGGCGACGTATACCGACGAGACCGGCACGGTCACCAACACCAACCCGGTCATCCTCGACTCTCGCGGCGAGGCGAACGTCTGGTTCGGCCCTGGCACCTACAAGCTCAAGCTGGCCACGGCGGCGGACGTCGAGGTCTGGTCCGTTGACGGCATCGGCTCGCAACTGTCCGTCGCCGATCTGGCCACCGGCATCCAGACGTGGCTGGGCAATCCGACATCCGCCAATCTGCGCACCGCGATGGTGGATGAGACCGGCACGGGGGCGCTGGTGTTCGCTAACGCGCCGACGCTGGTGCTGCCCAACGTCGATGTCATCAACGAAGCCACCCCCGGCTTCGGCGTGACGGTGGACGGCGTGCTGCTGAAGGACAACGACGTCTCGGCTCAGGACGTCACCGGCAGCGCCACGGTCAACGCACCAATCGTCAACGCTACCGGCACCAGCAGCAGCGGCGGCATCGTGCGACTGTACGAGGACACCGACAACGGCACCAACTATGTGCAGTTGACCGCGCCTTCGTCGATAGCATCTAACCGTGTACTGACGTTGCCGGACTCAGTAGGCACTGCGGGCCAAGCCCTAACAACTAACGGCAGCGGAACGCTGTCGTTTGTTTCTATCCCGGCTGCGGGAACGATGCTAACCGCTGTGTCGCAGACAGAACTTGAATTCCCAAGCATTCCTGCTTGGGCCAAACGGATTACGATGGCTTTTGCTGGTTTGTCCGCATCGGGCAACGTCCAGCCGCTAATTCAGATGGGCACAGCCACTGCCTATGAAGTGACTGGCTACACAACGGCTATTCAATACATCGGCGTTGGATCGTCCGCCGCCGTAACTAGCGGCTGGCCGTTGGCGGGCAACCTTGCGGCGGCGAACACTTATGGCGGCAAGTTTGAGTTTAACCTGATCGACGCCAGCGCCAATACTTGGGTTGGTACGGGCCAGATCCTTCAGTTTAACGGCGGTTTGACGCCTAATCTATGCGTTGGCTACAAGTCGCTTGGGTCTGTGCTTACCCGCATTCGGCTGTACATGAACGGTACGGATACGTTCGACGCAGGCTCCGTGAACATCCTCTACGAATGAGCGCCCGCGTCTGTAGAATTGCAACTGTTTTTAGCCGCCGCGTGAGCGGTCGGGAGGCACTATGAGTTTTGCCATTGCCGCAGGGGTCATGGGTGGGGCGCAATTGCTCAGCGGTTTTATCGGCTCCCGCGCAGGCGACAAAGCCGCGCAAGCGCAGCGCGAAGCCGCCATGTCGCAAGCCGCTGTGCAGGAGCGCATGTTCAATCGTCAAGTTGAACTGCAAGAACCGTTTCGGCAGGCCGGACTGGCCGGGCAGAACCAACTCTTGCGCCTGCTCGGACTGGGCGGAGACACGACCGCTGCCGACTACGGCATGGCGGCGCGACCGTTCGGCATGGAGCAGTTTGAGAACGATCCGGGCTACGCATTCCGCATGGGTGAGGGGATGAAGGCGCTGGAGCGGTCAGCCGCAGCGCGAGGCGGGATGCTGTCCGGCGGTGCGCTGCGCGGCATCACGCGGTTCGGTCAGGATTTGGCCAGCCAGGAGTACCAAAACGCTTTCAACCGCTATCAGATTGAGCGCCAAGCGCGGCTGAACCCGCTGCAGTCGCTGATGGGCGCGGGCCAGTCCGCCACCAACGTTATGACCGGCGCGGCAGGCACCTACGGCCAGCAGGCAGGCGAGACCGCCGCGACGCTGGGCAACATCCGCGCCAGCCAGTACATGAACCGCGCCAACGCGCTTGGCGGGGCGCTGGGCGGCCTCGGCACCTCGTTCATGCAGGGGATGATGCTTAACAAACTGTACCCGTCCGCACCTGCCGCCGCGCCCACGCAAGGAATGCCGCCGGGGCTGTTTGCCGCAACGCAAGGCGGCGGATTCACATACTAAGGCTGCGCCATGCCTATCGACACCTCAATCCTCGGCAGCTATCAGCCTCCGAAACAGGATAATCTGTTCAATACGCTGGCGCAGTTTGAGGCGATCCGGTCCGCCCAGCAGCAGGGGCAGATGAACGCCATGCAGATCCAGAAAGCGCAGCGCGAGCAAGAGCGCGAACAGCAACTGAACGCGCTGTACAGCCAAGCATACAACCCGCAGACCGGCACTATCGACCCGCAACGGCTGACGGGCGCAATGGCGGAAGGCGGCTTCGGCTCGATGATCCCCGGAGCGCAAAAAGGGTTCGCGGAAGCTGAAGCGGCGAAGACAGAAGCGCGGCGCAAACAGGTCGATCTCAGCAAGGCGCAGTATGAGGCGATGGGCAAGCACGCGGATGAGTTTTCGCGCCTGCTGCGGCCCGACATGAACCCTGACGTCTATAAAGCCATGCTGGCGTCGAAGCGGGCCGACCCGACGCTTGGGCCGATATACGACAGCATGGGCCAGTCGTTGCAGGATGAACTGGCTGAAATAGACGCTGCCGTTCAAAGCGGCACGTTTCCTGATCTCATTAACCGCGAGATCATGGGGGCTAAAGAAGTTTCCAAGATCTCGCGTGACGCTTCGGCGTTGAAACGAGCTATGGCAAACGCGGCTCAAGCGGTCTCGCCTACTGTAAGCGGCGCTGCTGACGAAGCCGTTCCGGGGACTTCGTCACAGTTGCAGGCGCCCGAAGTGTTTGTGCAAGCCAAAAACAACTATGACGCTAACGTAGTCGCGGATCTTGCAGAGCAAGGTCGCAACGATTTGGCCACACAATATCTCGACCAGCAACTAAAGTTGGCTGAACTGCCGGGCAAGGGCGTGCCGGAGCGCGTTAAGTTCTTGCGTGCGCTGATGGCTGATCCGAAGTTGATGGCGGCGGAACTTGGGCTGCAAAAAGCAGCAGCACCTAAGAACGTTCAGAACGTCGTCACTGAGACGGAGTTTGCCAAGGGCGGCTCGAAGCGGATTATGGATTTGGTGGACCAAGCACCGAAAGCCAAAGCGGCGTTTACCAAAGCCAGAGAAACGCTCAAACTTCTCAATCAAGGCATCACTACTGGTTTCGCGGCCGAGTTCCGGCAGGACATCAAACGCATGGGCGCTTTGTTCAAAGATCAAACGCCGGATCAAGTCGTCCGCACGGATCTTGTCAAGGCGTTCCTCGGCGCGGATGTGTACCAGATGATGAGCGCGTTTAATCTCGGCGCTAAGAACATCGATTCCGCGTCAGAGCAGAAATTCTTGGCTAGTGTGTTGACGGGTACGATTGATCTTGACGCGAAAGCACTGAAGCGGATGACCAAACTCCGCGCCGACGCCTTCCGCGAGATTATCGAGCAGTACAACAAGAAACTCGCTACCGGCAAACTGGATAAGTACATGTCGGTTACCGGAGAAGAGTTGGAACCTATCGACATCCCGCCGCAAGTCAATACCGACGCAGAGTTTGAGCGACTGCGAAAGACGATGCCTTCCGGCACCGTATTCATTGACCCTGAAGGTCAAGAACGGAGACTGCCGTAATGGGATGGCAAGACGCGCCGTTGGCTGAACCGCAAGCATCTCCCGCTGCGGCTAAAGCACCCAAAGTGCCAAGCTGGCAAGAAGCGCCGCTAGCTGAAGGCCAACCTTTTCCCGCCCCTGGCGCCCAGCCGGTGCCGGACTGGGCAGTCCGCAACCCGGAACTGTATGGTCTCGCGGGCGCCGCTAAAGAGGCGCTCGGCCCGGTGGTCACGGGGCTGATGGGCGCTGGCGGTGCAGTAGGTGGCACACTCGCGGGCGGACCTGTCGGTGGCGTGGTAGGCGGCGGCGCAGGCTACATGGCCGGCGAAGAACTCAACTACTTGGCAGAGCAGGCTCTCGGGCTGCGCGGTCCCCGCGAAGACGCGGAACGGTTTACCGCACCGCTGTACAACATGGGCTTGGGCGCGGCGCTGGAGACTGGCGGGGCGGCGGTCGCTGCGGGCGCTAACAAATTGGCGGGCGTTATTTGGCCGCACATGGTGGCGTTGAATGCACTACTGCGAACTGGTGGTAAAGATATAGCAGAAAAAATTCGTGCGGGGATGAAAGTGCCCGGTACGCCCGGCCTGCCCCGCACACTGACCGAAGAAGTGCTGGCTGGGGGCGGGCGCCCGTCGCCCTCGCTGGCGACGCTGGAGCGGCGCCTGCCTGCGACTAGTCAGGAAGCTAACGAACTGGCCTTCCGCATCAACGAGACGCGGCGCAACGCGCTACAGGACCAACTCCAGCGCGTTGAGCAAACGATCCAGACGCAAGCCGCCAATCTTGCGCCGCAGCAGGCCGCGCAACTGCGAACAGTGCGCGACAACCTGATGCAGCGGGTATCGCAAGCGGAAAGCGAACTGGTGTCGCAGCAGAACGCGCTGGCGCAGGCGAACATGCCGCAAGGCGGGCTGCGTCCGGGCGAGCGGCTGGCTAAACGGGCGCAGGGCATCAAGCAGACCGTTCGCGAGCAAGAGATCCAACCCGCTTACGCCAAGGCATTTGCGGCTGCGAAAGACGCCCGCATCGACGTGTCGCCGGTTGTGGCGGACGCCGAAGCGATTCTGGGCCGCACGCTGTCGGACTTCGCACCTGAGACCGCGCCCAACACCGTGCGGGCGCTGGCGGCGCTGCGGCCCGCGCCGACTACCACGGTCATCCGTCAGCCGGGGATGCCGCCTATTCCGAAGACAACTCAGGAAGCGCCGTCGGCTACGCTAGAACAGTTGGACGACATCCGCCGCGCCATCAATGCCGACATTCAGGCGGCGCGTACCGGCGCGGCGACTAGCTCGCTGGACGCCACGACGCTGCGCCAACTAGGGCAACTGCATCGGTCCATTGATGACACCATCAAGAACGCCCCCGATCTGCCGGGAGAGGCGAAGAACCTGTACGCCGAAGCGGTGGCGAAGTACCGCACAGAGTTCGCGCCTCGGTTCAAGGTGGGCCTGCCCGCCAAGATGCTGACGCCGACCCGGTACGGCGAGGCGGCAGTCCTGCCCGACCGGATTGTCGAGACCATGTTGAACGCCCGCGAGCGCGGCGTCGGGCAGATCCTGCGTCTGTACGGCGGCGACAAGGGCGCCATGACGCAACTGCGAGGCGGGCTTGAAGATCTATTCCGCAGCAAAGTCGTCAACCCGGTGGACATGCGCGTGGACACCAACGCCGCCAAGGCGTTTCTGACCAAGTACGACGCCCAACTGAAGCAACTGGACGACGCGGGGCTGAACGTCAAGGCAGGACTCGACAACATCCTGAAAGAAGCGCAGCAGATCGAGCGCGGGCTGACAAAGATTCAGGGCTTGGCGGGCACGACGCGAGAGACGCGCAACGCTGACGCGCTGATCGACACATGGCTGGCCAACCCTGACCGCATGGGCCAAGCCGTCAAGACGCTGGACGCTGACGGGCGCGTGGCGCTGTCTGACGCGCTGCGTAGGCGCTTCGTAGATCGCATCAACGCCAACGACGCCGACGGCGCCTTGAAGCTCTTGCAGAGCAAAGGCGACACGTTCAAGCTCGGCATGGGGCGCGGTGCCGAGGCAACCCGCGCCTATGAGTCGATGGTGGACACCGCCAAGTGGCTCAAGCAGGCGCAAGAGGTGTCGAAGCAGGCGGGCGAACCGGTGCAGCGGCAGGCGGTGACGCTGCTGAAGCAGTATTCGCCGGAAGATCTGACAAACTTGCAGTCCGCGATGGACGACATCCAGCGGATGCGGACAGTTACCAAGCTGGCGGGCGAAGGTGCCGCGACACCGTCGCCGGTAGCCGGGCGGCTGGCGACCGAAGACTTGCAGCGCATGGGTTTGTCCGCCGCCGAGATACCCAACCCTCTGATGGCGCCGGTCACCATCGCCAAAGGCGTGTGGGCGCGGCTGGAGCAGCGTGTGAATCGCAAAGCCGCATCCATTCTGGCAGACTTCATGTACCGTAACCCGCAAGGCGCGGCTGACGCTATTGAGGCGGAACTGGCGCGACGCGGGAAGTGGTACAACAAACCGTCAGCGGGCCGCGCTGCGCGGTTCACCGGACTTAGCGAAGCCCAACAACAACTGTCAGAATAGCATGGACCTTCAGACCCTATTCAACATCGCCGTCGCGCTCGCGGGCGGCTTCGGCGGGTGGATCCTGAACAGCATCTACAGGTCCATCGAGCGGTTGGACCAGGACGTGCGGGCCATGCCGCACACCTACGTGTCGCGCAGCGACTACCGCGACGACATCAAGGACATCAAGGACATGCTGAGCAAACTTTTCGACAAACTCGACGCAAAGGTGGACAAACCATGAGAGCGTTCCTGCTGGCTAGATCGAAAGAGGCGTCAACGTGGCGCGGCATTACGCTGTTCCTCACGGCGCTGGGCGTGCCGCTGGCTCCGCAACTGGCCGAGGCCATTGTGACGGCGGGGCTGGGCGTCGCCGGTCTGCTGGGTGTGCTGCTGCCGGATGGCCATAACTAACTTCGACCGCTGCCTCGCCTTGGTGCTGGCGCACGAGGGCGGGTTCGTCAACCACCCGCAGGACCCTGGTGGCGCCACGAACCTAGGCGTTACCAAGGCAGTCTGGCAAGAGTGGCGCGGGCGCCCGGTAACAACGGCGGAGATGCGGCGGCTGAAGCCCATTGACGTCGAGCCGCTCTACCGCAGGCGCTTCTGGGACCGCGTAAGGGGCGATGACCTGCCGCTAGGCGTGGACTACTGCGTGTTCGACGCGGCAGTGAACAGCGGTCCTGGCCGCGCCGCCAAGTGGCTACAGGAAGTCTTGGGTGTGCCACAAGACGGCGCGGTCGGTCTCGTTACGCTGGGTGCGGCAAGAGACTTCCCCAAGGCGGAACTGATCCGGCGCTACTGTCAGGAGCGGCTGGAGTTTCTTCAAGGCCTGCGGACGTTCCCGGTGTTCGGTCGGGGCTGGTCGGCTCGGGTAAGGGAAGTGGAAGCTGTTGCCACTCAGATGTCGGTCTGACGTTCATTGATGGGCCTCGCAAGAATCCATTTGTCGCCAAGGATGCGAACAGACCGCAGCCAAGCGCGGCGGTTGTACCGATCCAAGTCCCTGTCACCGGAGCGCCAGAGGCGGCAGGCGCGGGTCAAGAGGTCACGCCGCATCGCCGTCTCCCATGATTTCCTGCCGCTCGCGGGCGTCGCGCAGAACGCAGTACCGCTGGTGGAGCCGTAGCATCACGGTCTTGCGGCGGGCGCCGGTCCGTTCCGCTTGGATCAGTTCGTACAGTTCCGACTCACTCAGGTCGGGCAATCTTTGGTTCATTTGGCGCCAGTTCATAATTTCTCCGTCGGTCTCGATAGCGATTGCTTCTCCCCCCCGGCGGGGGAGGACACTAGCTCTTGCAGTGGTACTGGGAGGAGGTCTTTCGCGCCCCAGATTCGAGCGAAGAAGGCTGCGACCTCGGCGAGCGATACAAAGTTGGCGCCTTCTGCAGCGCCATCGGTCTCAGTAGGCGCGAAGACTTTGATGATCTCCCCAGGTCTCGCAGCTACCCTCGCCTGTCGCAAGGCTTCGAAATACTCGTCTACGATGTAGCCGTGCTTGGGGTGATGCAAGCTGCCTTGGTCGCTTGGGTCGAGTCCGAGCGCCAGCTTGACCGCTTCTTCAAGTCGAACGGTCTTCAGTTCGATCCAGACTTTCCAATCCCTGGTTGTCATGTGCAGCCCCTGTCTATGCGGATTTCGATAATCGTCATCGCAGTGCCTCCAGTGCAGCGTTTGACACGCTGCGTTTGTTCCGTAATGCAGTCCACATCTTCTCGTCCACGGTACCCTCCATCAACATGACATAACACCAGACCGGGTGCTGCTGACCGCTACGGTGCAGTCGCCCGATAGCCTGCTCGTATAGCTCCAGCGACCACGGCAGCGACAGGAACACGACATGGTGCCCGCCGTGCTGGAGGTTCAGCCCATGCCCTGCGGCTGCGGGGTGCAGCAGCAAGACTTCCAGATCGCCACGGTTCCAGAGGTCGATGTCGTCCACCGTCCCGGCGTGCGGGTAGCGTTGGCGCAGGGCGTCGTATTCCGCTTGAAACTGATAGAACACGATGGTCGGCGCTCGCTGGTTCTCCTCCAACAGTTCCGCGAGCCGGTCCAACTTGACCGTGTGCGTCCAGTGCGCCTCGCGCTCCTCGTCGTAGACGAACCCCGCCGCGAGTTGCTGCAATTTCTGCCCCGCCGCCGCAGCGGTCACGGCGCTGATGGTCTGGCCCTCAAACTCCAGCACGAATTCCTTCTGCATCTTTCGGTACGGCGCCATGTCCATCTGGCACGGCACCTCGACCGTGTGCAGCGGCGGCAGGGTGTCGGTGTACACGCCCGCCTCCAGCAGGTAGGTCCACGGGCGGATTCGGCCCATGACGTGCTCCAGTGCGCCGTGCCGGGGCGCCCACTGGTTGAACTCCTGGTTGACGCAGTAAAAATACTGCTGGAGGAAAGCGCCCTTGCTGCGACCCAGCATCGTCTGCTGGACGATCTTGCACTGCCCGAAAACGTCCTCCAGACCGTTGCTGGTAAAGCTGCCCGTCAGGCCCCAGCGCACCTCGATGTGCTTGATCGCCTTCTCTAGCGCCTTGAAGCGTTTGCCGCTCGGGTTCTTCAGCCGCGTCAGTTCGTCGAACACCACAGCCCGGAACGTCTCGATCTCCGGCTGTTGCACCAGCCACTCGATGCTGTCGTAGTTGGTGACGACCACCTCGGCCCGCGACCGCAGCGCCTCGACGCGCTCCTTGGGCGAGCCGCAAGCGACCTCGACGTGCAGCTCTGGCGCCCACTTCTCCGCTTCCGCAGGCCAGACGTGCTGCGCCACCCGCAGCGGCGCCAGCACCAACACCCGGTAGCCGGTGTCTTGCACCAGACTATAGATCGCGTCCAGCGCCGTGGCCGTCTTGCCCGCGCCGACCGGCGCCAGCACCATCGCGCGGTCGTTGTCGTACAAGAAGTCAGCAGCGGCTCGCTGGTAAGGGCGCAGGGTCATAAGTCGAACATGCTCATGATGACGCCGCCGACCAGCAGCGACGCCAGTACCCAGTGACCGGTGCTGTAGAGCACCACGACCGCCCACCCTAACGCTATCAACATGATGAGAGCCATGCGTCGATCTCCTCTTTGGACCACACTACAATGTACCGTTGCCCGAGGCGTTCCATCTCTCGGCCAAACAACGTCTGCAAGCCGGTCAACCTGCCACCAGGGCGCTTGACCTCAACGAACCACGTCTGCCCCGGCAGGCACACGACGCGGTCCGCCACGCCCCTATGCGCCGGGCTGGTGAACTTGTACGCTACGCCTCCTTGCTCCCGCACGCGG